AGTAGAGCTTGATGAAGCTGGCAAGCGCATAATTATCAATGCAGAGTGGCGCTTTAAGGAACTTTGCAAGAGTCTCCCTGGATCAAAGTGGGATACGACAGCGCAACAATGGCATGCTCCAGTATCATGGGCAACGTGCTTAGCACTCCGCTCAACGTTCCGAGACGCCCTTGTTATTGGCCCTAGATTGGCTGACTGGGCAATGAACGAGCTAGCTACTAGGGTTACACCTGCTAATAATCTTAGGGACCTAGAGGCCTTTGAAGACGGCACCAACGAAGACTTGTTCCCACACCAAAAGGCAGGTGTTAAGTTTCTTACAGCCGCACGCAGAGCCTTACTTGCTGACGAACCTGGTCTAGGAAAGACTGCCCAGGCAATTAGAGCCTTAGCTGAACTTCAAAAGAACGGGGAGGATGTTTTCCCCGCGCTCGTTGTATGTCCTAACACCCTTAAGAAAAACTGGAAGCGTGAGTTTGCAAAATGGTGGCCAGGCGTTGAGGTTGAGGTTATTCGTGGTTCATCTACTCAACGTCGTAAACAGTTTGAGACTCCTGCGCACGTATACGTTATTAACTGGGAATCCCTTCGCTCTCACTCCAAGCTTGCCTCATATGGCTCAATCGCGCTTGCACGTTGTCGCGAATGTGGAGGACAGGATGAAAAGATCTCAGAGAATCGTTGCGAGGTTCATAAGCGTGAACTAAACAACATGGACTTTAAGGCGGTAATTGCCGATGAGATCCATCGTTCAAAGGATCCAAAGTCTAAGCAAACTCGTGCGCTGTGGGCTGCAACAGGTGACGCTGATATTCGCTTTGCACTTACAGGTACACCTATTGCAAATGACGTTCTTGATCTTTGGTCTATTCTTCATTGGCTTAGTCCAGAGGAGTGGCCAAGCAAGACCCGTTGGGTTGACCGTATGGTAAACACAATGTTAAATGCCTTTGGCGGAATGATGGTTCTTGGCGTAAAGCCTCATATGGAAAAAGAATTCTATGACGCAATAAATCCACGCATGCGTCGTATGCTTAAGAAGATCGTTCTTCCTTGGCTACCAGACATGATGTTCGAGCGTCGTGACATTGAGATGTCAACTAAGCAAAAGAAAGCTTATGACCAAATGCGCGATCTCATGATTGCAGAACTTGAAGGTGGCGAGGCAATAACCGCGCCTAGTCCTCTAACGCAAACCATACGCTTACTACAGTTTGCGAGTTCATTTGCTGAGATAAACGTAGATGAGACTACAGGCGAAACACGGGTTCGTCTTGCAGAACCTTCATGCAAGGTTGATGCCTTAATGAACGATATTGAGAATAAAGATTTTGGTGACGATTCAGTTGCAGTCTGCGCTGTGTCACGCCAGTTGATTGAGCTACTAAGTGCAGAGATGACAAAAGCTAAGATTCCACATGGTCTTATCACTGGAGCTCAAGACGAGGATGAACGTCAACAAGCAGTTGATGACTTTCAATCTGGAAAGATTAAGTGGATTCTATTTACAGCGCAGGCTGGTGGCGTTGGAATTACGCTTACCGCGGCTCGTCGTCTTGTGATGTTACAACGTCCTTGGTCTCTTGTAGATCATAAACAAGCGCTTGACCGCGTTCACCGCATTGGGTCTGAGATCCATGATTCTGTAATCATTACAGACTATGTTACAGAAGGAACTATTGAGGAACGGGTTCTGCAGGTTCTTGAAACCAAGGCAGACAACTTCGAACAAATTGTTCGAGATAAGACCGCGCTTCTTGCACTACTAAAAGACGACAAGGCAGGAAAACTATGAGTGACAAGCCAATAGAACCAGTCCGTATCTCTAACTCTGAGATTCAGACCTTTAAGGACTGCAAGCGTAAGTGGTGGCTTAGCTACTATCGTCGTCTGCAGCCTAAGACACAGCAGTTTACAGGCGCACTTGCACTTGGGTCTCGCATCCACCAGGCGCTTGACGACCACTACTCAAAAGGCATTCCTTTAATTGAGGCTCACGCTGCGTTGGTTGACACTGACCGTGGGATTCTTCAGGCGCAGTATCGCGATACATACGACCTAGATAGTGACGCAGAACTTGGTCGCATTATGCTTGAAGGTTATCTTGAGTGGAACGAAGAAAATGGAATTGACTCTGAGCTAGAACTTATCTCCGCTGAAGAGATTATTGAAATGCCGATGCTTAACGGTGAGGTTATCCTTCAAGGAAAGATTGATCAACGTGTTCGTCGCAAGACTGACGGAGTTCGTATGTTCCGTGACTGGAAAACAGTCGGTGGTTCATTTACTGACTTTGCAGCGGGCGCTCAAATGAATGAACAGATTAAGACGTATATGCTTCTTGAGACTGCGCAGAATAAGGAAGGTGAACGCACTGAAGGCGGAGTGTTTACCTTATTTAAGAAGGTAAAGCGCACGGCTAACGCTAAACCTCCGTTCTATGATCAGATCGAAGTTCGTCATAATATCTTTACGTTGCGTGCGTTCTGGGCAAATATCAACGCTGTTCTATCAGAGATGATGAATACACGTAAGGCACTAGACGCTGGTGCAAACTTTCAAACAGTTACGTATCCACGACCAAGTCGTGATTGCAAATGGAAATGCCAATTTTTCACTCTATGTCCGATGTTTGACGACGGAAGCGCTGTTGAACAAGCATTGAGTGATTCGTATGAGATCGCAGATCCATACGCGTACTACCAAATCGAAGAGAAGAAAGGAAGTGAGTGACGATGTCCGTACAACGCTCTCTCACGATGATGGTCTACGGCGAGTCAAAGGTTGGTAAATCAACCTTCGCTGTAACTGCGCCTTATCCACGTCTTATGTTAGACGTAGAAGGTGGGCACAGATTCTTGCCAATCGTCGTAAAGTACTGGGATCCACTGCGTGAGGAACCTCCTGTCGCAGATGGTACATGGGATACTTGCGTAGTCACTGTTCGTGATTATGACACCGTGATAAAGACATATCAATGGCTTCAACTTGGAAAGCATCAGTTTAAGAGTCTTATTATTGACTCTATCTCTGAACTACAAGTTAAGTGCATGGATTCGATTGCTGGTAACGAACAGATGAAGATGCAACAGTGGGGTGAATTGCTTCGCCACATGGGCGCGCTTCTTCGAGATCTTCGTGACCTAACAATGCACCCAACAAATCCGCTAGAGGCAGTCGTATTAACTGCGATGTCTCGTTCAGCAGACGGTCGTGCAAAGCCTTACCTGCAAGGACAACTTGCAATTCAGGCTCCATATTTCTATGACATTCTTGGAGCTATCACCGTTGAGACAGTTCCAAACCCAGATCCATTGCAGTCTCCATACAAGGTACGTCGCATGTATGTAGAACGCACTACTGAATACGAAGCAGGCGAGCGTGTCCAAGGTCGTCTTGGCGCGGTCGTCGAACAAGAGAATCTTGGGGTTGAGCGCATGCTTGATCTTGTATTCGGTCAAAAGACACAAATACCACCAACAGCAACACCAACTAACTAAGGAGACAATACAGTGAGTTCACTCAACTGGGGCGATCTTGTAAAAGACGCCGGAGATGTAGCAAGTTACGAGCCACTTCCAGACGGAGATTACGATCTAACCGTTATTGAAGCAACTGCCAAGGTTTCACAATCTGGCAAGACAATGTTCGCAATCAAGGCGCAGGTTCAATCAGGCGCTCACGCTAAGCGTCTTGTGTGGGACAACCTTGTTGTTTCACCAGAAAATTCCAATGCACTTGGAATCTTCTTCCGCAAGATGGCAGCACTTGGACTTAATCGCGATTTCTTTTCGACAAGCCCAAGCAACGCTCAAATTGAGCAAGCTATCAAAGGTCGTTCATTCCGCGCTGCAATTACCTCACGTACTTGGCAGGGTCAGAAGAAGAACGAAATCAAGAACTACTATGTTGCGCCTGCCGCTGGAACACCTGGCGCTGCTCCCGTAGCAGCTGCCGCTCCTGCACCAGCACCTGCACCAGCACCAGCTGCTCCTATAGCTCCTGTTGCCGCTGCACCAGTTGCTGCTGCAGTTCCACCAGCACCTCCTGCTGCACCTGCAGCACCGTTCTAATCAAACACTAGTTGTTCTGGTATCATCGTCTAGCTTAAAAACTTAGGCGATGATACCAGCAACTTAAAGGAGCAACATGAAAATCTTAATGACGGGTTTTACCGCTTTACAGATAAACACAGAACGACGAACAATCCAAAAGATTGATGTTCCGGCGCTTATCGCAAAGGCACTGACTGAGCAGGGTCATGAAGTAGATTGGCGCAAGGTAACACCTGGCGAAGATCTTTCATCCTACGATGTTGCGTGGATTAACCTTGCGCCGTTGAACTCTCTTAATGGACGACAAGGTGCTATGGGAGCGTTGTATGCTCTTTCATCTGGCGTTCCTGCGGTTGGATTTTTTGATGATTGGCAGTTTAACACAGTCTTTAACGGAGCTCGCGCCTTAATTCGTAAACCTGAGATGCTGTATAAGCATCTACTTGTTGGAACTGAACATCGCGGTGATGAAGGCGCAACATACTTTAGTCGTGCAGACATTGAAGCTGCACTTGAAAGAGTTAGAGAAGTAAATCCAGACGCCGCAAAGAAGTGCTATATTGAACGTTACTACATGATGGACAACGATGAAAACATTAAACCTTATGAAAAACGTCTTGTTGAGGCAGCGCGAGATCTAATAGCAGACCGCTGGTCCGCGGGCATGGTGCCAGTGTGCCCTATGTATGCGTGGGGTAACCGCGCCGGTGTTCGCAAACGCATGCCAGTTGAGGTCGGTCCTATTGAGGCTCTAGACCCTAGTGTTGTTGTTAACGATACACTTGCTGCGGTGCTACCTAAGTCACCAAAGGAAAAGGTGCGTTCATGGGTACTTGGCGCGTTGATGCCACACGATGAATGGCTTGCACGCAAAAGTCCAGATTGGCCAGTTGAGATTGTTGGTAGTCGTAAACTTATTAAGAAACTTGGTGGACAACGTCTAGACACCGAGCAAGACGTTCTTGAATACTATAATGAGCGCTGGGGAATTCTTTCTCCACCATATCCGCATGCTGGCTCTGGCTGGTGGCGTTCACGCTTTCTATACGCGGCGCACATCGGATCTATCCTTGTAACTGATAAAGGCGAAGGTGATCCGCTGGGTGATGCCTACAAGTTAACTATCTCTGACGTTGAAAAGATGTCTGATGATGAGCTAGCTGCCGCAGCAAAAGCACAGGCTGATGCCTTGCGTCCATACATTGGAACGTATGATCAGTTTAAGGATCACTGCGAACGCATCGTTAACCGCGCGGTTGCACAGGACAAAGGTCTTAAGAGAAATCCAGATGGGACAATTGCATGAGTCGTATTCTTATAACTGGCATGACGTCTCCTCAGACGTCACACGCACTAAACAAGAAGTCTCTATCATTCTCCGGCGTTATAGAAAATGTTCTGAACGATGCTGGTCACACGGTGTCTATGTGCGAGCCCGACATGACGTGGACAAAGGAAAACCTTGACGTATATGACTCTATCATTGTTGGAACTGCGCCTTTAAGTAGCTTAAGTGCAAATCATGCTTATGGTGCTCTTCACATTATAGACCAGATGTACGATTCTGGAAAACTTGCTCTTCTGATTGACGCCCCGCAGCCTTCACAGATAGCGGTAGGTCTTCGCTCAGTTAAATCTAAACCAGAGAACCTTACTAAACCTTTCTATGTAAATCGTAGAGGTTACCAGCTAATGAAGGATACAAAGGTCTCTAAGAGGATTCTAGGAACTGTTGATAGGCTAATAGACGACAATGCGCAGTGGCCAACGGTTATCTATCCATCGTTGCCTTGGAAAAGTGCGACGTCAGTTATTGACGATCTTCCATCTAAGGCTGGAGTGTCTGTAAATGGAATAAACCTAGATGCCTATATGTCTAAGATACAAAACCCTATGGATACTCCTAGAGAAAATCGCTGGGCATCTGATTCTATTTCTTCTCCGTGGATTAAGAAAATAATGAACACGCTTAACACACAGGTTACCTTAATGAAAGAACACAAAGGTTACTCAGATGCTGCCGTAGAGGAACATATAGGTAAGTCGATTGGATCCTTAATAACACCTCACCGTGGTGGAACGTGGTGGTCGTATCGGTACGTTCAATCACTAAACAGACTTACGCCGGTTGCAACTGACTGGCAGGAAAGCTGCAACATTGGCAGCTCGTGGAATGCAATCGCGGCAACAATAGAACACATGGAGCCAGGGCAAAGAGAAGAGCTAGCACGGGCACAGCAAAAGGAGTATCTTGCAAGTATTCCAAATAAGGAGGAAGCGCTAAATGATCTTCATGAGGCGTTGAACATAACGGCAAAGAACAGAAAGGTTACAGCATGACACTATTCAATAGATGGCTAAAGGAGACACGTAACCTTCAAGAGACCGTGTACTTCATTAACTACGAGGAGATGGACGGCGATAAGCCGCAAAACATTCGTAAGTTTGTAGAGTACCTACGGTGGAACATGCTTGCCGTTGACGATGAACTTGCTGAGATGCGTCAGGCTATCTCTTGGAAACCTTGGCAGCACGACCAACCTTACGCAGATCGCGAGGAGGTCATTAAGGAAGCCGTTGACGTTCTGCACTTTGTTGCAAACATTATTGTTGCAGCAGGCGGAACTGATGATGAACTAAATAAGTTCTATCTTGAAAAGATGGAAAAGAATCGCCAGCGTCAACTTAAGGGATACAAGGTTAAGGACGTTGGAGTAAAGTGCACGCTATGTAATCGTGCAATAGATGACGTGGGCGTTGGCGAAGTGCCAGACGTTTGCGCAAAGTGCCTACCAAAAAGAGAAGGGGATACTACAAATGCCTGAGTATGATGATAAATGGGTACGTGAACAGTTTGCAGCTGCAAAGGTGCGAGTTGGAACTGGCAACGCGGTGTTAAAGCTGCTAAAAACTTGGTCAGAGATTAAGGCCACTGAAAAAAGTGCTGCTGAAATTATGGAGGTGTTCTCTAAGGTTGCGCTAAATCACGCGCTTGTTGAGGAGCCTAAAGGTGAGGTATGGGCTCCAGCGCAGCCTGGATTTATTCTTGTTGGAGATCAAGTAAGAGTTATGTATGATGCCTTTAGCGATGCTACTGGCAAAATACACAATGGTCGACGAGGAATTGTAGTTGCAGTTCGTCATGGTGACGTTGTTATTAGATCTAATGATGACAAGGAACCTTTCCTAGATGGGGCTCACTACTCTCCCTATAAGCTAGATAAGAGAGTTCGATGAGACAGACTATTCACCTGCAGGCAAGCGGAAAGAATCACGCTGATATGCAAACGTCTATTCATAATGCAGTTATTAAGTACTTTGGCGTAGAGGACGAAGAGACGCTAAAGAACGCTGAGGTTGCAGTCACGCAAGAGTCAGAGGAAAAGTACACGGCAGTAATTCACATAAGGATGCGATAATGGAAGATACAACAGCAGTTCCACAGGTCCCAGCTAGAGTTGCAGCTCTTCGTGAAGCTGCGCTACTTATTAACGGCGATAGAGACGCGCAGTACGGAAGCCCTAAGGACAACTTTAATCGCATTGCGCGTATCTGGTCTGTCATTCTTGGTATAGATATAACAGAGGAAGACGTTGCGATGTGCATGGCTGGACTTAAGATGGCACGGTACGCATCTAAGTCTGGATTCCAACCTGATACCTGGGTAGATATTGCAGGATACGCCGGATGCGGATACGAAGTAGGGCAACTGCTCGCACAAAAAGCTGAGTAATCATGACCCATAGTGGGTCATACTGCACTAACGCGGTATACAGTCCATCTATACGAAACTATGGAGGACTTACCTATGTCGCAACCTACCTTTATTGACTGTAATGGTCTTGCTGGATTCTTAAGTCTTGGCCTTGTGCAGGCAGGAATGGAAATGAAAACTCGCACAGGAACACTTAACTTTGGAAACCCTCTAGCTGAGGCAAACCGTAAGTATCTTGGCAATACGTGGAACAGTTACTTCTCAGATGACGCTGATGAATGGCCAAAGTCTAAGGTAGACGTAGTCGCAGGCTGCCCTCCTTGTTCAGGCTGGTCCGTCTGGTCTGGACCCGCTAATCGCGGTGAAGACTCTGCAGCACATGAACACACACGCGCATTCATGAGATACGCAGGACGAGTCAAGCCAAAGATGATTGTGTTTGAGTGCGTTCAACAGGCATACACACAAGGACGCGGTGTTATGAACAAGTACCGAGAGATGGTCGAAGATGTCTCTGGAAAGAAGTACGACCTATACCACGTTAAGCAAAACAACTTGCTTCTTGGTGGATTCTCGTATCGTCCACGCTACTTCTGGGTAGCTGTAGAAAAAGGTATGAAGTTTGGAATTAGCGTGCAGCAGCCAACTGAGCTTCCACGCATCATGGACATTATTGGTGATCTTGCAAAGCTTCCACAGTCATGGGATAAGCAAAAATACGTTGAAGAGCCTTCCCGCTGGGTGTCGCATCTTAAATCACCAGATGGAATGGTTAACGGTCACGTAGGAAAAACAAACATTCACGCTCAACGTATTGAAGAGATATTTGACATCATTGGAAATGACGGCTGGCCTGGAAACGGAGATCTTGGTGGAGCCATCAAGAAAGCCGTAGAGATGAACAACGGAGAGTTTCCACAAAAGTGGTTAGACATATCTGAGAGAGTTCTTCGTAAGAACTACAAGCTTGGATTTTCTCAACCGTACCGCTGGAAGGAAGATCACTGGTGCAACGTTCTTACAGGATCTGCACTAGACCACGTAGTTCACCCAACTGAACCTCGTCTTATCACGCACAGAGAGTCCGCGCGTATGCAAGGCTTGCCTGATGACTTTGATATTGAAGGCGCTAAGGAGTACTCGTCTCTTGCTGCAGTATGGGGCAAGGCTGTCCCAGTACAAGCTGCTAAATGGTTAGGAGACGCTATGGTTGCCTCTCTAAGCGGCCAACCTGATACTAACCAAGGTGAACTAATAGGAGATAGAGAGTGGCTTCTAGACATGGATAAAGGGTTCTCTAGACAGGCGGCAAAAAAGAAGTGGTACGCCGATGTCAGCTAAGGATGACTTTGAAGAAGAGAACATATACCCCCAGTGTGAGCAGTGTTACATCAAGGAAAACAGTAAGTGGGAGCCGGAAGGCGTAGGATCAGACGGAAGTCTTATATCCACGCTTGTTGCGGTAGCAATACCAACTCGGTTAGATCCGGGGCAGATCAACGTTTGCTCAACCTGCGGTGAAATTACGATAGCTGGAATCTTTGTAGATCTTGATGAGGAAGAGGTTAAGTACGACGAAGGCCCTCTAGGCAGCCTTGAGGACTACGACGAGTAACCTGATATAATTTACTTATGACGAAACGACACAAACATGCAAACCTTTATATTTCAAACTGACTCCTTTGAGCGCATCGCCGCGGAGTTAGATAACAAGCGTCTTCATAAGCAGACCCTTGAGGGCTGGCAACTTCTTCTTGCCGTGACAAAGCTAGGACCTGATGGAAATTACCGTGACCCTAAAGGCTGGGCAAATCACCCGGCTGCAAATATGTGGCGCGGGCACGAAACCTTGCTAGTCTCATATCTATCTGCCACATACTTCGAGTGGCGTAAGCGTGGGTACAAATCTACAATGCTTCCTAAGATCTACTCGACGTATGACCTAGCGATAGATCGCGGATTGATATCACCTGATATCACCATGCCTTGGTGGATGGAAAATAAAAGAAAGTTTGAACAGCTTGCGTCTACCCACA